ATCTCTATCAACACAGGAAGTAGTTTAGTTTCTAAATTCCATACAGTCTCAAGATTTTGATTGTATAATTCTGGTTTAAATCTCTGCCACAATAGGTACGTGAGACGTGCATCTTGTTCCGCATAGAACCCAACATGTTCTGCAGGTAACTTCCACATCTCCGCTTTAGGATCAATACCATGATCCTTTGCAGCTTCTTTTAAATCGTTTTCGGACTTTAGCTCACCAAGATAATCTTTAGCTAATGCGTTTAAACTATAGGACCATCTGTTTTCATCAATCACAGCAGCTGTGATCATTGTATCTACTATTTCACCTTCAACCTTTATACCCATGTGTCTTAGCCATCCAATGTCGTATTGTGCATTGTGAAATATTTTTCTTGCGGGTAACTTACATACATCTTTCATGTATTGAATAACTTGTGGTTCAATCATATTACCACCACCAAAATGTTTAAAAGGAAAGTAACCTTGCCAACCCTCGACAGCTACAGCAAAACCAATTACGTAACCATTACCAGTTGCCCAACCTGCACCTAATTTATTGTTGATACCATCATCCCTTGTCTCCAGGTCAATTGCGATCTCATCATAACCTGATAGATCTTTATATTCTGATGGGCAAGACCAAATATGTTTTTTAAAATTAAATGTAAATTGTAATCCTGTCATTTTTTCCTTGGTTCGTATATGTGTTTATCTTTAATTAATTTGTTTAATTTTTCTTTGTTCTCGAACGCATACAAGCAACCCTTATAATCATGAGGAAATATTTCCCAATTAACTAACATTGGGTAAACCTCTAATGTGAAGTTATGCTTTGCTACTGTTATTTCTTTTCTTATTATATTTGCCATCCATATCTTTCATTTTCTTTTTCTCTAACTCACAGTAATGAATAATTTTATCTAGATCTTCTATTCCATTTTTTAATAAATACCTGCAAACATACTTAATAACGTTACCCTGGAAGAATGATAAGTTATTTTTACTAATAAATTCATAAGGTTGTATGTGAAACTCTTTATAATGATTCCCACCTATCTGCTTGTCTTGTGGAAACACTTTATCAAACATTTCTTTATCTGACATTTAAACTCCACAAAGGCCTTCGCACTCTTGGTTAAAGAGATCTGGCCCGTCATCATTTTTGAATTTAACTTGATCTAAAGGTACACACTGTCTGTGTACAAAGTTTTTTACTTTAGGATTATGCATACGCATCTTTTTATCAAATTCTACAGCAGATGCAAATTCTTTTGGTCTGTTATCTCGCATGTCTATCCAGAAGTTGTCATCATGAAAAGGACAGCCAATACAAGCACTCTTAACTGGTATTTTAAATCCTTTACCTTCATACCATTTCAAACAATCTTCTCTAGACATTTTTTTATCTATAAGTGGCCACACATTTTTCTGCCACCAAAATCTAGATGGTTTCATACGCATAACTTCATCAGTTGATATGCCAACCCAAACTTCTATATATTCAGTTTTAGGAAATCTTTGTCTTGGTTTAAGTCCACATAATTCTCTAATCTTTTTTGCAATTGGAGTAATCTTGTATTCTCTTGTGCATTGTCTACGACCCATACCTTTTTTACCTTGTTCGTTTAAAGTATAGAAGGGTGCAGAAGCAAATTGGTTACCACCTGGTGCGAGAGCCGTGAGGATGTCATCTTGAATATTACCTTTCTTAACAATGTGTACAGGGTAACTTAGAATGCTTCTAAGGTACTCAAGGTGTTTTATTACAGGTTCAGGTTCCCAACCCGTATCAGCAAATACAGCTGCATCAGGTTTCACACCGAACTCTCCAGCGTCAGCCATCAAGGCCATTGTAGAGCTCTGTACGCCTGCTCCAAGGCTTAATATTCTTAGTTTTGGTTCTTTGTTATTTTCCATATTGACCTTCCTATTTCTTCCGCGATTTTGGGGATGATAGCATTGCCCAATCCCCTAAGTCTGTGTGCCCTGCCGGGTACCCCATTAGCCACTCTACCCACATCGGGTTCAGAGAGCCAGTCTGTTTCCCGCAATGTCCAGCTACGACTTCCTCCAGATTTGATTTGTTTCTGTTTGCTAGTTTCTCCCTGTTCTTCTCTGTTATGTTTGGAAAAACTTTGTTTGCTCTTGGAGTCGGCCACATTAGATCTGGATGCGCTACTTGATCGTTGATACTGATTGGTAACTTCTTTTCTAGTTTCATCCTCATTCTTTTCTCTGATGCTGGACCTCTCATGCAATTCGCGTCTGGTGTTCTCCATAGTCTCATAGTCTCTGGATCTACTTGTTCTCTCAGGTTGGAGGGTCGTGTTCTCCCCTTCCTCTGCCCTGTCATTAATTTTATCGTCCCTTCTTTTGATCTTGGAGGTAAGTGATCCATTGTATTTGGAGTAGCCCACAATCCAGACTCTTTCCCTTTTGTGTGGGGCACCGACGCCTGCAGCTGGAATAATAAACGTTTGGATTTCGAAGCCTTCACTTTCCAAGTCAGAGCACACTGTTTCGAAGACCATGCCGTCTTGGATGTTAATAAGTCCTCGCACATTTTCTGCAATAATGAAGGTGGGTTTGACTTCTTTAATGACTCTAAACATTTCTGGCCAGAGATATCGATCGTCATTGGTTCCTTTTTGTTTTCCTGCAACACTGTAGGGCTGGCAGGGGAAACCACCTGTGAGGATGTCGACGGGTTCTTTAATGTCTTTCGCTTCCAATTTTTTAATATCATTATATATCTTAACTCCTTTCCAATGTTTTTGCAGCAACATTCTGCAATATTCTTCTCTTTCACAAAAAGCTATTGTTTTAAAACCTACCTTTTCTAAACCTAAACTAAAACCACCGATACCACTAAATAGATCTAAATGATTCATTTGTTTCCCTGTACATATACTAAATAATCTTCTCCAATTGGATAATGATATTTATAATCAGTGCTTAATAAATGTAAACTATCTCTTGCTCGTGTTACTCCTGTATACCAAACTTTCTTTTCATTTGATTTCTCATCTTTATCCTTGTGTCTGTAACTAGATGGCCAGTTAGCTTTTGAATATAAAAGTACATGATTAGCTTCATCTCCTTTGACCGAATGTATAGTATCTATAATGACATTAGGTGGCTCATCTAACTTAGCTTGTTTGTATCTTTTTAATAATCTTAAAAAATAAATTACCTGTCTTGGTTTGAAGTTACGTCTTAGGATCCACCACCAAGCTTTCTTTTGTGCTTCATCAGGTAGATCTAACCCACACCATTCTTTAAGTGTAGTAAAATCATATCGCTTATAATCTGGCTCCCTAGACCAAAACTTAGAAGTCCTGTAATCAGAATCAGTTACCTCTCTAATATATTTAAACATAGCCTCAGCTTCTTTTTTCATTATCTCTTTACCATTTGATATAGCTGTCCAGGCTTTGATAGCTTGCCATTGATTCATATCAAAAGACTTCTGACCTTTATTATCTGCAAAATATATACCTGCATCTTTAGCTAATGCCTTTAATTCGTTTACTGTAGTATGTATTCTACCAAGTAAAAACCATTTACCTTTATCTTTCTCAAAAGGAATCTCCTTAAAACTTAAATATCTTTTTACTAAACCTTCTTTAACTAAGGGTTCAAATGTTTTATCCACACTATCGAGTATTCCTTTTCGAACTATTTGTGAAAACTGATGGATGGCTTGGCCAAATCTTCTAGTCTTTCTTAATACTACCTTTCGTCCTGGAAAGAATTTAGTAAAGTATTTTGTGTCTGCACCATTCCATTGATAGATAGCCTGGTCATCATCTCCAGCAAGGTAAATTCTTTTTACATTGTCTGACATCTTGTAAATCAAAGACCACTGTAATGGAGTAAAATCTTGAGCTTCATCTAAAATTAAAACATCGAGTTGCGGAAACTCAACCTCGTGCAAAGCTCTTTCAATCATATCAGTGAAGTCTAGGAACGATCTTTCTCCTCCTGCAGTCTTATAATGTTCATAAGTACTTATCTTTCTAGTATATACATCTAAGCTATCTTTCTTTTGTGATTCTCTTTTATAAACTAGAACAGGATCTTCTAATAAATTTCTAGCTTTATCATAAATACCTAATGACCAGTCAGAATATGTAAAGTTATCTTGTGACAATCTATTGTCAGATCGCTTAACAAAGTTATTAGTTAAAGCATAATCAATCATACAGTCTTTCGTATCGAATATCTCCTCTTCAAAATATCTTCTGCAGTAAGAGTGTAAAGTTCTAAACCTTGAAAATGATTTACTGTCCAAGTGAGGAAAAGCTTCTAGTGCTCTTACCTTAGCTGTATCAACTGCTTTGTTAGTAAATGATATAAACGCAATCTTCTCTGGATCCACACCTTGTTTTAAATATCTTTTAACAACTCTCTCAATCAAAGTCCAAGTCTTACCTGTACCCGGTGGACCAAAGATCTTAATTGTTTTGTGGTGTATCTGTTTTTGTTTCTGGAGCCCTAAATTTGCTGTGGTACTCATCATCCATCTCACTAAGTTCTGCTTGTTGGTTTCTTGGTTTTATTTTTTGGTGGTTAACAAACTCAGGCATTTCTACATACCATACATTGCGTTCACCCTCAAAGAAATCATGTTTTTTACACTCTAACAATTTTACAGCTGCATTAACGCTTTTAAATGGTGTCTTTCTTTTATCTAAAAAGTCAGCCAGTGTGCCACGTTTAAAGTAACAAATGTTATCTTTACTATCTAATACTGTGTAACCATCCTTGAGTTTAGTAAAGTCGTCTTGTTCAATCGTGCTTTCGAAGAATATTTTAAGAGTATTGTATTTCTCTTCTTCTTTGGTATCTTCATATTTAAATGAAGTATTCTCTGTTGCAGACTCTAATAAATGTTTCATCAATAACTCAAATGGACTTGGTCCTTTTTTGGGTCTTGGTAATGTTAACCAAAATATTCTGTATTTAGCTAAACAAACTCTCCAAGACTTCTCATCTTTGGTATCTTCTGGTTTAAAGGTAACATGTCTATCTCTAAAATCACATTCATAAATAATACCCTTTGAATCTTCTGTGTAAGTTAAGTTAGTAAACTCATTTTTTATGTCTGGTGCCTGGACACCTATACCTAGTTTTCTAAGCTTACAAGTTTCTTTATCACAAATAGATGCAACAAAGTTATGTTTTGGTGGACAAAAATATTCGTAACCTTTATTGTGTACAGACTGAGCAGTACCATCACTTTCATTTCTTTGAAGTGGCCCCTTAGGATGCGTTGCAAAGATTGTCTTTTGTCTTTCCCATGCAATATCTTTTAGTTGTCTAACAGTTAAGTTACCTTCAGCTTTTTTCATTTCAGTAACACAGACATTGAACAGCATATTGTTCCTGTCACCTGTCCAACCCTCCTGTATTACCTTCTGAACACACGGTGGGTAATCCCTCCAATCAGTTTCAGCATTATACTCAGTAACTTTATATTTATAAAAAGTTTCTGGTTTTAATTTTTTCTTTTCTGCAAGTTCTAAAAAACCACCAAGCATTAATGGTGTATTGGTATCATCAAATGCATACTCTACTGCAGCATTTGCATTGAAGTACGGCATGCCCACACCTTTGTTTAATGGAAATACTTCTTTAGATAAAAAATATTCTTTATTAATCTCTTCTAACTTATCTTTAACTTTTTGTTTATCAGCCCAATCACTGAAAAAAATAAATAAATGTAATCCACCTGACTTAGACTTTACAGGCACTAATGGTAATTCAAAATCTCTTATTATGTCTACATACTTTTTAGATGTATATTCTTTATAGTTAGCTGGATCTATATCTATACAAGACCATTTAAGCTTATCACCATTCTCTGGTCTTATACCTATTTGT